TGAGCATATCAAGCAGATGGCTGTCTACTGGGGCCATGTGGCTGCGGGAACTCTGCCTGAACCTCAAGATACTGACCAGTGCCGTCTTTCTTATCCTGTATCGACGGATGATATCTGCGTTGCGAATGCGGATGTTGAAACGTGGATTACTGCTCTTGCCCACGCCCAGAAGCAGCGTAAAGGTTTGGAGGATTACGAAGATATTCTCAAGACTAAACTAATGAGTGCTATGCAAAAGAAAGGAGTATTGCAGAGCATAGATGGTCGTGTATTGGCTACTTGGAAGTCTGCAAAAGAATCTACCCGATTTAATGTAGACCTTTTTAAAAACAGTTACCCAGAAATGTATGCTTCCTTTTTGTATACAACCCCTGGATCTAGAAGGTTTAACCTCAAATGAATGAATCTAACGATGTGTGGCACTTCTACGCTGCTGTGGCTTTAGCAGTTCTTATGTGGAAGCGAGAGAACCTTTATAACGATCAAAGCAAGAGACTTATCACAGACACCGCTGCTGAGTATGCAGACATGATGATGGGGAAATTTAATGAGTAATCTTATTCCAGTTGATCAAATCAAAACGATGGCACAGGCTGTCGTAAGTTCTGGCCTCTTTGGCATGAAGACAGAAGCACAAGCAACTGCTCTCATGCTTATTGCCCAGGCAGAGGGCTATCACCCTGCTCTCGCCGCGCGTGACTATCACATCATCCAAGGACGGCCTACTCTCAAGGCTGAAACGATGATGGCTAGGTTCCAGCAGCAGGGAGGGAAAGTAGAGTGGAAGACTCTTACTGACCAAGAAGTCACTGCTACCTTCTCTCACCCTTCCGGTGGTTCCGCAACCATTACCTGGACGTTCGAGCAAGCTAAGAAGGCTAACTTGACCGGCAAGGACAACTGGAAGAACTATCCCCGTGCGATGCTGCGTGCCAGGGTAGTCAGTGAAGGTATTCGTACTGTTTTCCCCGGCGTTGTATTAGGCGTCTACACGCCCGAGGAGATGCAGGACATACCTACCCATGCACAGCACAAAGATATGGGCGCAGCGGTCGTTGTAGAGGCTCCTGAGCCTAAGATTTCCCAAGAGCATCCCTACAACATCTACAAGGGTGATGGAGAGGTCTATCAATCCTTCCCAGACATGGATGGATATATCGACGGGATGCGGGAACTTATTGGTCGGATCAACGGATCTAACATGTTCGACGAAGTTAAGAAAGAGAAGATCCAGCGTCTGATGGAGTTCAACACTGCGGGTATAGAAGCACTGCCTACCATCTTCAATCTGAGGATGAAGCAGGTGTTAAGGGATTCTGGTGCTCTTGCCCCAAAGCCAGTAGAGCCGCCACAGATCCTGGAAGAAGGGGTGGATTTTCTGTGAGCGGCTTCCAAGCCATAGGTAAGATAAATAAGGAGTTATTTGATGTCGTCAAACAAGCAAGGATACGTTCCTACGCCAGGCAAGGCCCATCTTTTCTGGACAGATCCCAAGGCAAAGAAGCATCCTAAACAACCTGACTTTGACGGTGTTCTTATCCTGCAACGCGCCTACGCAGCAGGAGAACAACTGGCATTGTCTGCGTGGAAGAACACTGCCAGCAATGGCAATGAGTATGTGACTCTGCAAGAGAACACCTACCACAAGGATAAGTCAGAGCAGCATACCGAGGTCAAACCTAAGTATGCACCGTCTAGTGGATCGTTCAAGAAGAACTACGATCCTGATTCGGAAGTCCCCTTCTGATGACTCCTACCCAGAGGTCTTTAGAGTACCTGCGTGAGCAAGGCTATCTCTGCGCCATAGTTGAGAAGTGGAATCCACATGCTCGAATACGGCAGGATCTCTGGGGTTGGTGTGACATCCTGGCTATCCGCGAGAATGAAGTCCTTGCTGTGCAGGTCACGGCATCTGGTGTTGCAGACCGCATCAACAAGATCATGGCGTCTGACACAGTGGGAGCAGTAAGGAAAGCGGGTATCCGGATAGAAGTACATGGCTGGCGTAAGAACTCAAAAGGTAAATACATTCATCGTATAGAGGATATATCTTGATTATTATTGTCTCACCCATATTCGTTACAGGTGGAGTTGAAGCTCTACACCAACTCGCAGACGGATTAGCAACACTAAGGATTGATAACAGAATCGTTTATATTTCACCCGAATGTGGTTTTAATATAGATGGTGAAGAATTTATTGTTAATCCTCCTCATCAAAAAATAGTTGAATATGAACGTTATAGAACAGACATTGCTTATTCTTGCAAAGTAAGTGATATCAAGCAGATCATCTTCCCAGAGGTATTCACCAACGCTGCTAGACAACTCTGCCATCACATTCCTACCGCTATCTGGTGGCTATCTGTGGACAACGCATTTACTGTAGACAGCCCACTATTGCAAGAGCAGACAAGGAAAGAGTTTTTTCAACTGCCTATCCAGCACTACTATCAGTCACGCTACGCAGCTAACTTCTTGCAACAGAATGGCGTGAGAGATATCTGGGAGATATCAGATTATATAGATTGGGATCCAGGTATCAAGAAAATTGATTTGAAGAAAGAGGCGACAATTTTATATAACCCACGCAAGGGTAAAGAGCGTGCTCTTGCTCTAGCTGCACAGATGCCGCATATCAAATTTATTCCTCTCACCGGAATGGATACATATCAAATAGAACAAGAAATTAAGAAGTCCAGACTCTACATGGATTTTGGTCATCACCCAGGCAAAGACCGTATGCCTAGAGAAGCAGCCAAGTATGGTTGCGTAGTCATGTGCAGGACAGCAGGAGCAGCACAGTTCTTTGAAGACGTACCGCTGCCACAGCACCTCATGTTCAATGACTTTGACCTGCTGCAAGGAAACCTAGCACAGAGGGTTCAGAGCATCCTTACAGACGGTTTTGAAGATGCCTGGAAATCTATGGACAGGTACCGAAATTTCTTGACCATTGAAGACAAACAATTTATCCAGAAAGTCCATACGGTGTTCAAATGAAAAATCATATATTCGTAGCTACGCCCATGTACGGTGGCATGGGGACAGGGTTCTATATGCAGTCCATCCTGTCTCTAGTCCCCGCTATCAAAGACAACGGGATGGAACTATCCGTATCTTTCATGTTCAACGAAAGCCTCATCCAGAGGGCTAGGAACGCGATGGTGCAGCAGTTCTTAACTCACAAGCACTGCACCCACCTGATGTTCATAGACGCAGATATCCGGTTCAACCCTGCTGACGTCATCTCTATGGTGAAAGCAGACAAGGACATTATCTGCGGGATCTACCCCAAGAAGGAGATCAACTGGCAACAGGTAGCCTCAGCAGCCGCTAACGGAGTTCCTGTAGACCAACTCAAGAACTACACAGGCGCTTTGGTAGTTAACCTTGTAGGCCAGGAAGGAGAGGTTAAGGTTCCAGCCCATGAGCCGCTAGAGATCGCTAACGGCGGTACTGGCTTCATGCTCATCAAGAGGGAAGTCTTCCAGAACCTCAAGAGGCGTGTACGCTGGTATTACAACGATGTGCTAGACACAGCAGGAACGATGAAGCGGGATAAGATTCACGAATACTTCCCGGTTCCTGTTGTAGACCATCGTCTGCTGTCAGAGGACTTTGCCTTCTGCACGATCGCCAGGAAGCACGGTCACAAGGTCTACGCAGCACCTTGGGTACGCCTAGGCCACTACGGGTCTTACCTGTTTGAGGGTGGGCTTATCCCAGCGCCTTAAAACGGAAACAATTTGATCCTAAAATAAAGTGCCAATTCCGGCAAAAACTTGAGGTCAATCATGAAAGTCAAGATTTCTTTTGAAGCAGATGTAGCGTACTTTGACGCAACCGAAATCCAGCCTCTACTGGAAGAAATGTTCAACGGCGAGACTACCGTTGTTGAAACGGATGACGAAGAAGAGTTGGAAGAAGAAGAGGAAGAAGGTCAAGAAAAAGACGAACAAACGGATAGTTAATATCCGCTTACTCCTATGAGCTGACCTCGGAAGTCAATGAACCCATCACTGTGCTTCCGAGCGATCTCTGGCATGAGAAGCTGACCGTCTTTAAAAGTCAGAACAACAAAGCCCGATCTCCAGTTGGTCGGGCTGTCTTCCAGATAATCTAGGAACTGCGGGCCGTCTGTATCTGCAAGTGTTCCGGTATCTACTCCCCAACGGGTTCCCCGGTAATCGTCAAATGGCGTGACCTTAAGACTGTGAAGATGACCAGTCACGATGGTCAATCCAGCGTTAACCGTGTTGTTGTGGGTAGCGTGAATACCACTCTTGTAGCGGTGCTTGATGACAACATTGGGCACAGGCCAGCAAGACCAACATGGGGTCCACTTGGGGAAATGATCCTTGAGGGTTAAGCCTGTAACTCCTTCAAACTCAGGAACCATAGCACTGAGCCTGGATTCCAACCTGGCGTCATGGTTACCTAAAGGCCAGACTAATTGAGTGTGATGCCTAACCTTGTGACAGGCATCTTCGATTTCTTTTAGATACCCTTTACAAGCATCCAACTCTTGTGCAACTGACGGCCTTTGTTGCCACCGCGATCTCGGATATCTGGAAATTGTGGCTCCGTCAAACGCATCACCATTATTGACAACCATGATGGGCTTGAGAGTGTTGATAGCCCAGAGCAATCCTTGAAATGCTGTGGTGCGTATATTGGGCCAGAAGTGTGCGTCTGAGAATACTAGGACTGTGCCATCTATGATTCCACCTATATGCCTAGCTTTGATCAGGTGGACGTTGTTAGCAAACTTCTTTGCTCTATCGTCTGTAGCCTCAAGTTGAATCTTGTATTTTTGTTCCAGACTTCTTCTTCTGTAATTTACTGTTCTGATGTTTATTTTTAGAGCTTCTGCTACTTTTACCGGACTTTTAAATTTATTCCAGACCTCTATAAAATCTGCATCTGTATGCTTTGCCATCTAAATCTGCCATAAGATAATCATGGCGCGAACCTAATCTGCAATTTTTACAGACAGGTTACGTTATGAGTTTTTTTATCGTTTGGCAGTCTTGGCAGAACGCCGGAAAGCCTCGGCAGTAGGATAACCACTCTGCCCTGGCTTCTTAGCTGGCTTACCAGCCTTACGTCTTTTGTTGATGTTGTAGTAAAGACCACGCTTTGCTTTTGGTGTTCTCATCTACATCCCCAACGCCGTCTAGCGGCTTTACCACGTTCTCCGGTCCAACTCTTGCTACGCGCACAGAAAGACTTGTGGCGCGGTCCTGACTTAGTAGGTGCCTGTAGGTTAGATCCGGCAGCACGGGCTTTACGCCTGCCCTTCTCTGTCAGGCCAGCACCTCTGCTTGCAGGTAGTTTTTCACCCCTGCCGACAGACAAATTAGGGAACTTCTTAGCCAACGTTTCTCTCGAAATGTGGACAGTCAACGATGTTCTTAAAGTTACCACCCCAGCGGTTCTTGGGGTTGAGACTCTGCCAGAACTCGCCAACCGGGATTAAAGGTTCCCTCTTGCCTACCAACTCTCCGTCCTTGAAGAAGTTCAAGTCAATGGCACACCGCTTGAGGTGCATAGAGTTAGAAGTCTTGCTCAGACCTCTTTGCAGGTAGATCGTCTGCTGCTCAGGGGTGCGAAATAGCTCACCACCCGTGACAACAAACCCTATCTCAAAACACTTGTCAATAAGCCTAGCAACGTCCTTGAGGAACTCTGCTTGCTCTGCTACAAGACTCACGGCTTTTCCTGTAGGAAGACAGCCCCAAACGCCGCAGCAGCGGTGCCAAGGTGAACCAATGCCTCTCCGGTGCCTGGTGGAATGCCAATCAACGGTGAAAGAATGTTGATGAGAATGGCAATACCAGCCCATGAGCTAGGCTCTTTAAAACGTTCGATTAAGTATTTCATAGCATCCCCTCACCAGGAGTTACAAAGACGTTTGAAAGACCAGTAGCCGTAATGAACGTGATGAATACGTTAATACCGTTACCACACTGAGGACCACTTAGAACCAGAGACTCGGCAGGACGGATAGGCACACCGTACTGAGGAGTTGTGTTGGTTGCTACCGCAGCATTTGCACCACTTGTAGCCGAGATCCTCACATACACCGGCTGACCAGTAGATGCAATCTCATGGTTCACAAACAGATACTGACTGCTAGGCGAGTCAGCATAGACGTTTGCTACATTGTTGGTTGCATTTGCATTCAACAGGAAAGTCTTTCCCATTGGATAGAATGCAGAGTTCTTAGCCATCAGTAGATCCTCTTACCAGCACCGCTAGTAGGGTTCAACTTGGTGTTGTACGGTCCTTCACAGAAAGGCAGAACAGGCCGGAATCCACCTTTTGGTAGTTGTCCTGCCTCCCACCGCACCATATCCCGGCTACCGTCACGGGGTAGCTGTGGACGTACAGACTTGGCAATCTGCTGGTTTAGATCATGGTCACGTTGTTGTGGACGATACTGCATTTCTTGGCTCCTTAGCGACAAGAGTAAGGTAACAAAAGAACACATAGATTCCAAGGGTGGCAACCCTCTCCCATGTGGGTTCGTACATCACCCAGCAACTTAACCCACAAGAGGTCAGTAGGCTAATGATGGTAATCAGACGCTCGGTAATGACTGTCAACGCTAACTTGATCAACTGGATAGCTTCCATATTCTCACTCATCATCAGATAAAAAACCCGTACCCCACTCAGAACCCTCATCCTTGAGTTTGATAGCCTCTAACTTGAGAGCACGGTCGATAACCTTCATCTTAGCATCAAGACTAGACTCTGGGTCTGCAATAGTAGCCTTGAGCACATCTAGGATGGCCTTCTCAAGGTCTGGATTGATACCGCGTTTCTTACTCATTGTGATTGACCAACGTCTTTGGTTCGTTCAACAGCGGGACCAATATAAGGTGCAACTCTTCCTTGACCAAGACCTTCATACAAAACACGTTGCCCAGGACGGGAATACATTAAGGCTTGGACTGGTTTAGCTACACCGGCAGCGACAACTTTAGGTATTGTTCCTACGCCAAGAGAAGATGGTTTATTCCCACCAAGCAAACCTAATCCAGAAGCAAGCAATGCTGTTTCTGTCTGAGGACGTTGTTGACCAAGATATGTTGCTTCAGATTCTCTTCTAGATCTGATGCTGTTTAATAAGTCTTGAGGATTTAATTCTCCGCGCTGATAACTAGCAAATGAAGTTGGATTTCTTTGTATTGCATCTTCAATATCTTTGAAAGCAGTATATCGTCCACGCCACTGTTCAAATCCATCCCTAGCGCTAGATGGTATTTGATTTAACAAAGAATCCCAATCTTGCAATGCACCTCTAGCATCTGTTATTTCATTTCTGTTTTGTCTTCGGATTGCACTGTCTAACTCACTGGACAATTCTGATCTAACCCTGTGCCAACGATCAGCACGAATTGGATTGCCAGTTTCTGCTTGGTTAAGAACTTGATCAATAGTTACATCCCTGTCAGGATTTGGACCCAAAAAATTTCGTATTCTTTGAACAAGGTTAGGTGTTGCCTGAAGCTGATAAGGGGATAAGATTGTATTAACATCTTGCCTCAAGATGTTTCGTATTAGAGTTAAACTCTGAGGGTTTATCCGATCTACTGGATACCCTGTTTCTGTGGTCACTTCTTGTACAAAACGCCTTCCGTTTAATCTGTCAAGTGGCGTGTTGTAATATTTATCAACCAACTTTCCAAGTGGTGATAACTCAGAAATTGGCAACGTGTAGCCTCTGCCACGAGCCTCTTGCATCATGCCCCGCACTTCTGGTTGTGCTCTTGCAGCACCAGGAGCGACAGTTGAGCCAACAGCCCTAGTTCCACCGCTAAGTAAAGCAGCATTTTGAGCTTCTTGACGAAGCACATCCATGTCTACTTTTCCACGTTCATTCAATTGTCTAGCCGCGCTTTGTCCGGCGGCAACAGCACTAGCCTGAGTAGCAGCATCAGCAGTTTTGGCAATAGCAGTTGTTGCCCTTCCAGCACCAGCAAGAACACGAGCAGGGATTAACTCTGGCAAAAGCAAAAGTTCTGGATCTGCAACGATTGCATTTGCAATTGTTCCTGCAAAAGCACCTGGATCTTGTTTGGCAAACTTAGTCATTTCTCCTAAGGTTTTCATTAAACCCATAGGCTTTTCAACTTCATCTTGCTTGGGCGCTGGTTGACCAGATAATTTTCTTTTCCCGTATTGATAAAGTTGAGGAACAATCCCTTCTTCTGTTATTGCTTTTATAGGATCAAAAGTCTCTCCAAACCTTTGAAACATACTCGGTTTTTCTGTTTTTGCAGAAACCGCAGGTTGAAGATCAGACGGAGGCTTGATCAAATCAGTAGGAGGCGAGACAGCCTCTTCAGACTTTATTAAATCTTTTGGAGGTTGTGCCATATCAATCTACTTTTTTAGATTTCCATTGATTGTTTTCTTGCCACCACCAAGACTTTTGACTTGGGCTGTATTGTGCTGTTGACGGAACACCAGATGGAATTGCAGGAGTTTTTGGTTGCGAAGAAGTGGGAGCAGACGGAGTAGATTGACCAGTGCCAGTCGCAGCAGACGGAGACCTAAATCCATACTCCTGAAACCATTGGGAAAAAGTTTTTTTATTGTTTGTTTGGTTTGCAAACGTATTTACATCATTAACTGTAAACGGTATTGAATTTCGTATTACATTCAAACCATCTTGATAAAGAGTCTTTAATCCAGGATCGGTAGAAGAACTTCTAAGTTTTACTTCTGTTGCTCTTTCTAAAGTTTGTCTCATTTGAGCCAATGAAGTCAAGACGGCAAGCGGAGAGTCGCCTTTGTTGATTACAAATTGATCTTCAAAATCTTTTTGGACGCTTGCCGGAACAACTCTTCCACCGGAAACGACTCTGGATGCAAATTTTCCAAAGTTTTTGATTTCTTTGTTGTACCTTTGTACATCTTCATCAGTCAATTCTTGAGCCAAAACACCAAGCGGAGCCATCAACAACCCGCTAGTATTTCTACCTTGAAATATTCCTCCAGTAACGTCGTGAGGAAGATTCACAATATTTGCAATTGTTCCAACCGCTTCATTAAGGTTGGTTGCAATAATATCTCCAAAACCAAATTTGTCCCCGCTTGTGCCTCCTCCTTTTTCTGGACGTAAGCTAGCAGTCAATCGTATTTCGGACATTCTATCTAAATGTCTTTGCCTTGCATCTTCTGCGCGTACTTGCTCTCTATATCTTGCCTCTGCTTCTCTTCTAGCAGATTCCATTTTCCTGATTGCCAATTGAATTTCTTTTGCGTCTAACTGACCGGCAAGCTGGGTGGCTTTGCTGGTTTGAAACTGAATGGCTCTGTTGAGATTCTTCAACTGCCCGTCTACCAAAGCAATGGTTGACTCTAGACCACGTTGGTCGGTGTGTTTCTGCAAGAACTGCGCTTCATTAGACGCAAGCGTCTGGCGCACCTGAATATCTGCCGCTTCCTTGTTAAGGATAGCCTCTCTTCTGGCGTCTTCAAGGCCGTCCTTGATAGCAGAAAGTTTGGTTTGCAACAGTTTAACGTTGGTATCAAACGCTGCTTTTTGTTCTTTGTTGTACTGCTCTCTACCCTTGCCAAAGCCCTCTGCCATGCCATTCATAGCAGCCATAGCAAACTTTGCGTGACTTTTGCTATTGCCACCCAGCAACATCCCTGTTGCGCCTATAGCAGAGAACAATACTCCCAACATGGGAGCGGTGACTTCAGTAGGAACAAAAGAACCTAGTTCAGCAAGTTCTTTGTTGATCCTTTCTTTTTCTTTGTACTGCGGAGAGCTTCTCTCATCATCAAGCATTTTCTTGATGTTTTTTTCTAATCCTTGTGATTCGGCTATTTTTTGCTGTGCGTTAAATACTTCCTGTGCGTTTCTGTATGAAACCAAATTTGCAGTATCTGCTGCAATTTTCAAAGTTAAATTGGCTGCTTCCCCGCCCATACGGGTTTGATCAGTTCTTAGTTGCTCTAACTGAGTTCTACCCGCTGACAAAGAATCTTTCAACGGAGCAACATCATCCTCAGCAACAACCGGAGCTGGAGCAGTAGGTTGTGCTCCAGGAGTCGAAATCGGGTACGGTTTAGGACTGATCAAATCACGCAAAGCCATGATTAACCCTTGGCAGGTTGAGTCGATTGGATGACAGTTGGTGCAGCCATCTTCATAAGGTTACCAAAGTAACTGCTGTACAGACTAGCAATTTCTTGGTCAGCACGGATACCCTCTTGGATAGCCTTGGCAGTGTACTGGTCACCTATACCAGTTAGCTTAAGACCAAAGTCTTCCCTAGCAGCATTCAGACGTTGACGCAGTTCTTCCTCTGCACGTTGAGCCTGTGCAGCACCCACGTTACCACGCTGTGCCTGTGCCTGTGCAGCCCTAGCACGCATAGCATCCAACTGCTGTTGACCAACCGGACTTAGTTCACCACGCTGCGCTGCTGACAATTCTGCTTGTCCACGCTGGGCGTAAGGCTGTCCCAATCCACGGATTTGATTAGCATACTCCTGTGCGCCTTGACGGGCTTTACGGGCCGTAAGAGCGGTCTGCACACCACCTGCAAGGCCAAGACCTAGACGTAACTTGTCATTCTTGCTAAGACCAGACAGAAATCCTTCTGTAGCAGCAGGTTCTGTACCTGCTTCTCCTGGAAGCGTATACATGCCACCTGGAGTTTGTCCGGTAAAAACACGGGCAGCAGGATTATCAATGTTATTTAAAACATCTAATGTGTTTCGATAAGAATCGACAGGAGTTGATTCAGATATTCGAGGAACAAAAGGTTCAAAATTTAATGGCTGAGAAAGTAAACTGGGTGCTACTGGTTGATCTCCAAGAGGGTTTGGCATAACCTCCCTTGAGTCTTGGACTGGAGCAAAACCATATCCGGTGTCGTACATCTCATCTGTAGACGCGTCTGGGCCTCCCTCAAACTCCATAAGGCCAGTCTCTGGGTTGATATCTCCAGAACCACCGTAGTCCCGCAGGAGTGCTGCTTCGTCTGGGTTGATGTGCGCTAGGATGGTATCGCCGTTCCTGCCTTTACCTTGCAGCAACTTGGCAATCTTGCGGAGATCACCGCCCATACGGGTCATTTTGCGTAGTTCACTCATTTACAACCCCAGCGCGTCACGCAGACGCAGTGATTTTTCATTCCAAACATCCTGGCGTTCGTCACCAGTTCCTTTTCCTTCTATAGCACCAGAAGGTCTATACGCCGCCAAAGCATCTGCCAGAAGTCTAGGTGTCGTAGCACCCGTAATTATAGGCGCTCTAGTCCGTCTTTTGGGAGGAACGCCCGTAACCGTTGGATATTTTTGTCTAGGTTCTTCTTCTTTCTTAGGCTCTTCTTTAGCAGCAGGTTCTTCTGCCGCTGCGGTCGGAGCTGTAGTCTCTGTCGTTACGTCAGTAACCGCAGTAGAAGGCTCTCCAGCGGCAGTAACCGTAACTCTGTCTAGTTCCGTTGCAGGTGTGCCAGTGCCAACGTCTGTGATAGTTGCAGACACATTTGCAGTATCTTGCGGTGGAGCAATGTCTTGGAAAGGGTCCGTGACATAGGTGGTTGTAACCCTGTCTAGCGGTACAGCGTTAAGATCTGCCGTTACGGGCGCAGTCTCTTGAGCAATCAGGTCAATAATCTGTTGATCTGTCGAGGCAGGAGCCGCTGTACGGGTAACGTCCGTCACTACGTCAGAAACAACTGGCTGCTCTCTTTGTCCTTGAACTGTTACTGGGTCAAGTGGGACAGCATTAGGGTCCTCTACCGGAGGAGGAGCAATATCTTGAAAAGGATCAACAATCTGGTCTTGATCAGTAGTCTCTGCACCGCCTAGAGTGTCCTGACCGGCACCACCTGCAACTGTGTCTTGACCTTCTGCCTGTGCGCCGAAAGTAGATGACAGATCCTCTAAAGCATTATTGATGCTTCTCTCTGTCTTTTCTATAGAGTCACCTGCATTTAATCCAGAAATGGCAGCATTAAACAAATTCTGACCAGACACCTCTCCAGTCCTCACCGTATCTCTTGCAAGACTGCCTAGAGCAGCACTACCAGTTGCACCCTGCACACCAGCACCAACTCCTGCTGCAAGGGCATTCATCACTACTTGGTTAGCATTTCCACCGGCAATGGCTGTACCAGCAGCAGAGCCAACTACAGCACCGGTAACGCCTCCACCCATTTGCACGTTGATGCCAGATGCAGCAGCACCAGTAGCGGCAGATTGCAATACCTGCTCAAAATTACCACCCATAGCGGCGGTAGTTCCTGCGTTAATTACAGCGGCACCTACAGCCGACTGTACGGCAGCAGAAGCTCCAGTAATGCCCAGCTCTGCAAGAATATTGGCCCCTATCGCAGCAGCACCTCCTGTGGCGGCTATGGCAATAGGCCCGACAGCGGCAACAAGTTGCTTAAAATCAAGCAGTTTGAATGACTGTGCTCTTTTAGGTCTTTCTTCTGGATGAGCCTGATAGTAAGCCTCGATCTTGGCAGATTCTTCGGCCCCATATCCCATTTGTTGCGGGCTTAAATTCCCCTCATCATCTAATACCATCCCGCCAACAGCAGCCATTACGCACCCCCTGCCAGTTTTCCGAGGGTTGCAAGCGTAGCCAAAGTGATGTAATTTGTCTTTTCTGGAAGTTCTTTCTCTGTCAGAATCTCTGCGCCAATCAACTGCTCACGAAGCATGGCATACAGTGATTTATCCTGTATGGCAGCCTGTGCCATCTCTCCCACGGCAGCCATCGTTCTGGGATCAAGCCCATGTTGTTGCATAAACTGCTGTGCAGCAGCCTGTGCCTGTTGCATTTGATCTTCCATCATAGGTTCAGAACTTTAATGATCTGCTCGTGAATGCTCAAATGTACGCCTATCCAATCGTAAAAGTCATTCTCTACGTTCCAGTCTGAGTCTAACAACTGGAAAGGATTGTCTAACCTTAACTGACTGGCTATCCTCTCATGCTCCTGATTGTGTACAAACAACCAATCATCTAGGTTACTAGGATCAGCATCAGAAATGGGGTACTGAGGGATGAGAATACCCCTGTCAGCCAGAGTCTCGTAAAACAACTTGTGCTGAACACCATTTTCAAACAAAAACCTTCCCAACCCATCTACATCACCAAATTCTAATGTAGAAAGATCGTCCATATTCATGTTAAATGCCCAGCAACTTTTTTACAAACTCACCGGCAACACCTGGACCAAACAAAACTGCGGCAATAACGATATACAACAGCCACTCAATATTACGCATCCGGTCTCGACCTCTGTCAAGAGACTCTTGGATGGAAGAATATCTGGAAGCGCAAACTGCTTCGTGCACAGCTAGTTTAGTCTCAGTTGTCTCAGTCATTTTTAGTCTATAACAGGCCAGACAATAGAAAATGGGTCTTCTTGAATCGTAATATCCCGCAATTCTTGCCTGTAAACAGCCCATTTATCCTTGTCAGCAGGGGAATCTGCTAACTGAGTCCAGTCAGATTCGGATAGCAAACGGTTACGCTGTTGCCGTATAGCCGTCCATTCATTCCTAATCCGCTCTTTTAACTCTTGTTCTGTCTTAGGTTCTACATCAACCGTGCAGCACATCCCCTCATACAGGTGTGGCGTAGCAGGAACCAGTTTCTCAGTAGCATGGTTATAAGGTTTCCACACCGTAATGACGTAGTACCCCTGGTCTGCTATCCAGTCTAGAGTAGGCCCACGGTCACCAAACGAAGTGTTGGGAAACCACTCTGTGTGGTCTTTAATGATCAGGTCTTGATTGGCAAGTAACATTGCTTACCTCGTTGGGAATGCTGCGGTTGGCGTGGTGATGGTGCGGGCCACGCCTTTGGTGATGCGTAGGTCTTGCATGTAGCCGTTAAGATAAGCTGCTTGATTATAATATCCCCCAATATAGGCAATTGTTGAGGCGATATTATAATTATTAGAATCAGCTCCTGTAGCTACTTGAGTTCCGTTTACATACATTCTTCCGGTATTTGAACTTCTAGTATACGCAACGTAATACCAAGTTCCGGTCGAGTAAACAGTTGCTGTTGAAACAATAGTTGTTGAATTAAAAAACCAAATCAATCCAGATTCAAAACCAGTATGAAAACCCCAGTTTCCTGTTTGCCCAGAATTTCTAGTGTCTATAATATACATTCCGTTGGTGTGCGGATTTGAAGAGAAATAAACCCATGCTTCTACTGTAAAATCTCCAGTGCCAAATACAACAGAATTTCCTGCCGGACAAGTCAAATAATCCCCCGTCCCATCAAACTTCATGCTCGTAGGCGACCACTTGTACAGTGTGGTGCTGGCCTGAGCATCCCCCACCGTGATCATGTCATTCTGCCAAGCCGCGTCGTAGATTCCGGCGTTGGTGAAGTTGGTGAGGAGGGAGGTTCCGCTTACTGCGGTGACGGGGAGGGTTGGAGGAGTGAAGGCGGCGGTGTAGATTGCGGTGCCTTTTACTACACGAATATTTGAAGAATATCCATTTAACGGAACAGTGGCGGTTCTACTAGCAGAAATGTACATTGTGCTAGTTTGGTTAAAATCGTCATTAACCGCGCCTGCGCTTGCAATTTCTTGAACGCCATTAAGATAAATTTTTAAATTTCCAGATGCGCTTCCAGAACGAACTACAGCAATGTGATACCACGCATTTGCCACAAGCGTAGTAGTCGACCCCGTCAAATTTGATGCCGTATAACTAAACTGAATTCTTGCGCCGGTTGTGGTATTTAATGACCATCCTGTAGCCGCAGCACCTTTGCTAATTAAATTATATGCAGTTGAAGTGGCTCCAGAAATGTAAAACCATCCTTCAATTGTAAAATCACCAGTGCTAAGTTGTAGTGCCGCGTTGTCAGCAAGACTTAAATAATCCGTACTCCCATTAAAATACCCACTCCCCCCATACGTTGCTGCCGCGTACGATGCCGCCGGAGAGAAGGGTTGGAAGGCTTGGACTTGTGGGGTTCCACTGCCAACTGTAATTGCACTTGCAAGAGTTGATCCATCTACAAATCTATTGTATCCAAGAGAATAAAATATGGTGCTACCGATGACA